TGGGAGAACATGGCAACAACAGAATATGTATTTCCAAGCTCTGCCTTGACTATGCAGCTTGTCAGCACAGCGGTAGGCGATACGGCTTCGGTTACTATTGTTGGTCTTGATGCCAATTATAATGTCATCTCTGAAGTTTTGGTTCTCAATGGAACAACTAATGTCCCAACTGTAAATCAATACTTCCGCATTAACTCCCTGTTCGTCTCCACTGGTAGCACAACAAATCCAACTGGTGTCGTTTCTTTGTCAAACGGCGGCGTTGTCTACGGCCAGATTAACACAGGCGTTTTTAACGGGACCACATCAAGTCTTGGCCGTTCTCAGATGGCTGTTTATACCGTTCCGGCTGGCTACACATTCTATGGCTACCGTTACGGTGCTTATTCGTCATTCAACGGTAACAGCGCGAACTACACAACTTACCGTGCTATTACAAACTCATCTGCTGGTGTTCAGCAGTTGATTGTTCAAACACCATTCAACACGACCTACGAAGTTCAGCGCCATTTCCCATTCCCATATGCGGAAAAAACGGACCTTCGTTTCCAAGTTGCGTCAAGTGCTGCAACCGCTGCGGTTGTTAGCATTAACATTGGTGGTGTTCTCATCAAGAATGACGGTAGCCTCTAAGGGGTTTAGATGTCTACGAGCGGCACATACACGTTCAATCCTTCCCTCGGTGAGATGACGCTTTATGCGTACAATCTCATCGGGGTAAGGAACACGGCTGTTCTTCAAGAGCATATGGAAGCCGCTCGCATGGCCTCCAATATGATGTTGTCTCGTTGGGCAAACCAAGGCGTTAACCTTTGGGCAGTTGACCTTCAAACGGTCCCGTTAGTTCAAGGTCAAGCAACTTACAGTGTTCCATCAAACACTGTTGTCATGCTTGATGCTTATATGGAGATAGATAATGGATCGGGTTCGCCAATTGATCGGATCATTTTACCAATCAGCCGCACAGAATATGCTTCTTATCCGAACAAAGAGCAGCAAGGCTTTACAACGACTTTCTGGTTTGATCGCCTCATTTCGCCAACGGTAACTTTGTGGCCTGTGCCTGATGGAACTTCAGCGCAATATTTGAAGTATTATCGCGTTCGGCAGTTGCAGGATGCTGATCTTCAAAGCGGGCAACAGGTGGAAATTCCATATTTGTGGCTGGAGGCTTTTGCTTACGGTCTTGCCGAGCGACTTGCGATCATTTGGTCGCCGGATAAAGTTGCGATCCTCAAGCCTATGGCTGATGAGTCATATCAAATTGCCGCTATGCAGAACATTGAAACTGCACAGCAGTATATTTCGCCAATGATCTCAGGCTATTTCCGATAGGGGGCGTGAATGGCTTACGCTTCTCAGGCTGGTAGGGCGAGGACTAGCGCCAGAAACCCACAGGCACATGCAATATGTGACCGTTGCGGGTTTCGATACAACCATGTCAATTTGCGCTGGCAATATGATTGGCGCGGCGCGTCGATGATGAACATTCGATTGCTGGTTTGCAATCCATGTTACGACACACCGCAAGAGCAGCTTCGCGCTATTGTTGTGCCTGCCGATCCAATGCCAATTAACCAGCCTCGTCTGCAAGACTTTGTGGCAGCGGAATCAAATACTCGCGTCACATCTGGTCAAAATACAATTGATCCAACAACTGGTCTTCCGGTTCCGGGTGGTGATACCCGCATTACGCAGGCTGATGACACCCGTGTCACGCAGCAAACTGGTGAGCCGCCGGGTGGCCTTAATGAGCAGCCGGGCACTGATCCTAATGCTCCCGGTGACAACGATCCGGGCTTGCCATACAATAACACAACCGTTCCACAGACAGGGCCGCTATAATGTCCTCCATTCAGATTCCAAACCTTCCCGCAGCAACTGGCCTCAATGGAACTGAGCAGCTTGAAGGCGTTCAGAGCGGAGCGTCTGTTAAAATTACAACAAGCCAGATCGCGACTTATATTAGTTCGGCGTATCCGGCTCCCGGCATCGCATCCATCACTGGAACTGCGCCGATCAATGCCAATACGGCTGGAACTGCGGTCACAATTTCTTTGAATCCGCAGGGCGTTACTAATTCTTTCTTGGCTCCAATGGCTGCTGGAACGGTGAAGGCCAATGTCACTGTTGGCTCGGCATCTCCGACAGATGCGACAGTCAGTCAGGTTTTGGATGTCATCGGCTCGACAAAGGGCAACATCCTTTATCGTGACACAACGTCATGGGCGGCCCTTACTGGCGGCTCAAACGGTCAGGTTCTTACAGCACAAGGCAGTACCGCTGCTCCGATCTGGGCAACACTTTCTGTTCCATCGGGCCAGATTGCGCCTACTGGCGTTGTTGCTGGTACTTATGGTTCGGCATCGACCGTCCCGCAGTACACGGTTCTTGCCAGCGGTCAGCTTTCTGCCGCGTCCAATGTGCCAATCGTCATCCCCTACACTTCAGTGACAGGTCTTGGCTCGATTGTTACCCAAAATGCGTCTGCTGTTGCGATCACTGGCGGCACGATTAACGGCACGACCATTGGCGGCTCAACACCAGCTCCCGGCACATTTACGACCCTCACATCAACAGGGGCGACAAATCTTGGCACAATTGCTTCTGGTGTATGGAACAGCACTGCCATTGGTGTGTCTTATGGCGGCACTGGAGCTACCACAGCTTCTGGCGCTCGTAGCAATCTTGGCGCTGCCGCTTCTGGCGCTAATAGCGATATTACAAGTCTATCGGGATTGACCACGCCACTTTCTGAAACGCAGGGCGGCACAGGCTACAGCAGCTACACCACAGGCGACATTCTTTATGCCAATAGCTCTACTACTTTGGCGCGGCTTAATGATGTGGCTACCGGAAACGCTCTTATTTCTGGTGGCGTTGGCGTTGCTCCTTCATGGGGCAAGATTGGACTGACAACTCATGTCAGCGGGACGCTTCCTGTCGCCAATGGCGGTACGGGCGCAACAACGCTTACTGGCTACGTCTACGGCAATGGCACTGGCGCTTTCACTGCTGCTGCCACAATCCCGAACGCTGGCCTGACCAACAGCAGCGTCACGATTGGCAGCACAAGCATTTCTCTTGGCGGCACGGCCACAACATTGGCTGGCCTGACAACTGTCACGCTGACGCAAGACCCAACTGCTGCCCTTCAGGCTTCGACCAAGCAGTATGTTGATAACCAAGTGGCGACCGTCTCCAATCAGACGTTCCACACGGCTTCTGGCTATGGCACGACAGCAAATTTGACGGCTACATACAGCAACGGAACAGGTGGTGTTGGCGCTACCCTGACAAATTCTGGCGCTTTGGCTGCCCTGACGATTGATGGCTACACTTTCACAGCCACAGACGTTACGAACGGCACTCGCGTCCTTGTTAAGGACCAGACTACAGCCGCTCAAAACGGCATTTACGTTGTCACCAATCAGGGTTCTGGCTCTGTTGCGTGGGTTTTGACCCGCGCATCCGACTTTAACACGGTTGGCACAGGCCCGAATTACATCGAAACGGGTGCTTCGACATTTGTCACTGGTGGCTCTGCCAACGCTTCAACTGGCTGGGTGATGACCGCAACTGGAACGATTACGGTCGGTTCCACATCTTTGACTTGGACGCAGACATCATCGTCCTCCAGCGTTACTGTAACCTCGCCACTGACAAAGGTTGGTTCTGTCATCAGTCTCGGCACTGTGCCAACGACACTTGGCGGCACTGGCCTGACCACGCTGACCCAGTACAATGTTATGCTCGGCAACGGTACAGGCAATGTGGCCTTTGCTGCTCCCGGCACGACAGGCTATCCGCTGCTCTCCACTGGCGCGTCTTCCAACCCTGCTTTCGGTCAACTTTCGCTGACTGCTGGCGTGACGGGAACGCTTCCGGTCGCAAACGGCGGCACAGGCACAGCAACTGCTTTCACGACAGGCTCTGTAGTGTTTGCTGGCGCTTCTGGAACATATAGTCAGAGCAACACCAAGTTTTTCTGGGACAACACCAATAACCGTTTGGGTATCAACACTGGGTCGCCACAAACGCAGTTGACGGTTGTTGCCAATACTCAGACCACAACGCCCACTGGAACGCTTCCCGCTGGCACGGACATTTATATTGTTGGTGCAAATGCTGCTAACACCCGCATCACGCAGGATGCTTACGGAACTGGTGCTTACGGCGTTTTTACTGCGCGTCATGCGCGTGGCACAGCAGCGTCTCCAACTGCAACACAGGCCAATGACTTCCTTGCCCAGTTTACTGCGCGTGGTTATGGCGCGACAGCATTTGGCACGGCATCGACAGGCTATATTGCTTTTTCGGCGGCTGAAAACTTCACTGATACCGCGCAAGGCACTTACGCTGGCATTTACACAACGCCAATTGGCAGCAACTCTATTGTCGAAGCATTTCGCTTTGGCCCTGCTGGTCAGCTTGGCATTGGCGGCGCTACCTACGGAACCAGCGGCTATGTCCTGACATCGGGCGGCGCATCTGCTGCGCCAACATGGTCACAGGTCAGCGCAACTTCATTGTCTGGCGTTGTGCCTGTTGCCAACGGCGGCACGAACATCTCGTCTTACACGATTGGCGACCTGATCTACGCCTCTGGCACAACAACGCTGTCGAAGCTGGCTGATATTGCTACTGGCAACGTCCTGCTTTCGGGCGGTGTCGGTGTTGCCCCGTCCTACGGCAAGGTTGGCTTGACCACGCATGTGTCCGGCACTCTTCCGATTGCTAACGGTGGCACGGCTCTCACATCGACGCCGACTGACGGGCAGCTCCTGATCGGCAGCACTTCGGGCAGCAACTATGCTCTTGGCACATTGACTGCCAGCACGGGCATCTCTGTCACCAACGGCTCTGGCTCAATCACAATTGCCAATACTGGTGTCACCAGCCTTGTCGCTGGCACAAATATCAGCGTGTCCGCATCGACGGGCGGCGTGACAATCAGCACCACCGCCAACCCAACATTTGCAACATCTGTCACCAGCCCTCTAATACTTGGCGGAACAAATGCTTCGCAAAGCCTGACGCTGCAATCGACTTCTGGCGTTGGCACAACTGACAGCATCCTGTTCAAAGTTGGCAATAACGGTGCCACCACTGCAATGAGTATTGCATCTGGTGGCACTGTCACGATTGGCACATTGAGCTTGACCAATGCTCTTGGTGTCGCCTCTGGTGGCACAGGTATCGCCAGCTATACGATTGGCGATTTGATTTATGCATCTGGCTCAACAACGCTATCCAAACTTGCTGACGTTGCCACTGGCTCCGTCCTTGTTTCTGGTGGCGTTGGTGCTGCGCCGTCTTATTCGGCAACACCAACAGTTACATCGATCACTGCCCCTACAGTCAATGGCGGCACGGCGGTTTCTTCGACGCTGACGCTGCAATCGACATCTGGTGTTGGCACTACGGATGCGATCATCTTCAAAACAGCATCTCAGTCGGAGCGTATGCGTATTGATACCTCCGGCAATGTGGGTATCGGTGTCAGTGATCCTGCCACATATGGAACATTTGCTGTTTATGCTGGCTCTGCTGCGACGAGCCGTCAGGTTATCATCAGTCCGAACAGCAACTCCTATAATGGGATGCTGTCATTCCTTCGTCTTGGTACGACTGTTTGGAACTTGGGTATTGATCAGGCTGACAGCAATAAGTTTAAGATTGCCAATTCTGGCACTTACAGCTTGTCTTCTGGTACAGCTTTGACGATTGATGGCTCCGGCAACGTGGGGATTGGCACCGCTTCGCCGGGAACAAAGTTGAATGTCTATACTGCTTCCGCAACCAACACGTTGATCCGCGCTCAAAACACAGCGGGCTATATTGATTTTGGTGCATTATCAACTGGTGCTGTTTATGGCGGTTATTCAACTGGTGGGCAATATACAATAGGGACATCTGATGGTTATCCGATCCTTATGTATACCTCAGGCGCTGAACGTATGCGGATTGATACATCTGGCAATCTTCTGCTTGGGACAACAACTGCTCCATCTACAACAGGTTTGGGTCTTGGCTCTGGTCTTGCCGTTACATATTCGTATACGGGATACAGTTCTTTCCGAAACAATATGTATCTTGGAACTTTGTACTGGAACAACGGCACAGACCGTATGTATCTTGATGCGTCAGGAAACCTTACAGCGTCTGGCAACGTCACCGCCTACTCAGATGCCCGTCTGAAGACAAACGTCAGCACCATCGACAATGCTCTGGCTCTTGTCGAAAAGATGCGCGGCGTTCGCTACGACCGCATCGACAGTGGCAAGGCTGGTGTTGGTGTCATCGCGCAGGAAATGCAGGAAGTAGTGCCAGAAGTTGTTCACGAAGGTGAAGAGCATCTGTCGGTCGCTTACGGCAACCTTGTCGGCGTCCTGATTGAAGCCGTGAAGGAACTGTCTGCCCGCGTTAAGGAGTTGGAGGCTAAGTAATGGCTACTTATCTTCCATCATCCGGCGCTATTTCAATCAATGACATCAACACGTTGTTTGGTCGCGGGAATAATTTGAACGCATATCGCGGGACGACTTACTATACGTCCACCGCTGGGCCGTTCACATTTTCGTCCGGCGCAATCAGCATGAATGCGTTTTATGGCACGGGGCCAACTGCAAACCAGACATTTATCGTTGCAACGGGCGGGACGATTACGACCAGTGGCAATTATAAAATTCATACCTTTACGGGGTCTGGAACATTTACAGTTTCTTCTCTTGGTAATGTCAATAATAACCTTGAAATTCTTGTTGTTGCTGGTGGCGGCGGTGGCGCTGGAAATAGCGTTGCCCCCGGTTATGCTCGAACCACAGGCGGTGGTGGTGCTGGTCAAGTTTTAACAAATAGCGCATATGCCGCTTCAGTTACATCTTATGCAATTACTGTTGGTGCTGGTGGGCCGGGTGGACCGGGCAATAGCAAACCCGGAACTATTGGTACGCTTGGATCAAATGGTGGGGACTCATCGTTTACCGCAAGCTTTGTTGCAAAAGGCGGCGGTGGTGGTGGTGCTTATGGCGCTGGCAACGGGGTTGCTGGCGGTTCTGGTGGTGGTGGTGGTAACTATTCCAGCAATCCCGGCACTTCCAATAAAAACACATATTCTGGATGGACATCTTACGGGAATAGCGGCGGTTCTGGTGCTGACGTATCGCCTAGCTATGGGTCAGGTGGTGGCGGCGGCGCGGGTGCAACTGGCGGTAATGCGTCTGGAACGGCGGGTGGCGTTGGCGGTATTGGCGTTGCTTCCTCTATTTCTGGTTCATCTGTTTATTACGGTGGCGGTGGCGGTGGCGGTCTTTACGGTATCGGCAATGCTGGTGGCGCTGGTGGCTCTGGTGGTGGTGGGCAGGGAACTGGCAACACAAACGGTGGCAATGGAACGAATAATACTGGCGGCGGCGGTGGTGGTTGCGGCCATCAAAGTGGATTTACTGGTCAATATAATGGTGGCACAGGTGGTTCCGGTATCGTCATTATCCGCTATCAATATCAGTAAGGTGAAATATGGCGCATTTTGCTGAACTTGATGAAAACAACATGGTTTTAAGAGTTATCGTTGTAAACAACGATGACATTGAAAATCTTGAGTTTCCAGAAAGCGAACCTATTGGAATTACATTCTGCCAATCCATTTTTGGAGATAATACTTTTTGGAAGCAAACAAGTTACAACGGCAACTTTCGTGGTGTTTTTGCTAGTTCTGGAGATTTTTATGTTCCAAGCGCAGACGTTTTTTTGCGTTCTGAAATTCCTGCGTCTTGGACTTTGAATACAGAAACTGGCAAATGGGAAGCTCCAATTTCAAAACCAGAAGTTCCAAATGGGTATGCGGCTGTTTGGGATGACATTTCACAAGAGTGGGACATTATTTTGGATCGGACAGCATAATGAAAACGCTTGTAACTTTAACTGGTGGCATGGACTCAACTTATCTGCTTTGGAAGCTTCTGACTGAGACTTCCGATGAGATTTCGGCCATCAATTTTGATCTTGGCAATACTGACCAAAGCCTATTCTTAAATTATGAAATTCGCACTTTTGCTCGCGAAGATTTTTCTCCAGATCAAGTGGGAAAATTAACTGCAATTTCTTCATGGCTTAATGAGAATGTTCGCAATTTCACATTTATCCAAGAACCTATTGTGGAAGAGCTTCTTGCCCAAGACCCTATGTTGCCAAACAATACAGCGGGGTATTTCGCTCGTTATGCTATTCCAAAGATCAATAATTTTGAATTTGATCGTATTTGCTTGTCGCATGAGTGGGAAAATGATGGTTTTGGTAATGGTGGAACAATTGGGGAGACGCGCCGTCCCGGCTCGTGGGTAGCCCGTGAACTTTTTATCGCGAATGCAACTCGCGGGAGCGTTGAATTTACACTTTTGGATATGGATTACAATCAAGCTTACGCATTGGCTGAAATGCCAAAAGAGCTAATTGACTTGGTTCGGTATCCAAAAACTTCAGATAAATTAAAATCTGACAAAACATCTTGGTTTAAAAAACAACTCAATGAAGGAAAAACGCCAGCAGAAGCTGGTGCAACTGCTAAAGCAAATTGCATGTTGCCAAATGGCAAATGGTACAGCATGAGGTCATGGGTTGCTGGACAGCAGCCAAATGAACTCAATACATGGGATGTGCCGACATGGCCCAGTTCCTATACTGTACCTTAATCTGGCTAATCTTAACTGCTGGCGCGGCGGCTGAAGAGCTAAAGATCATTGTCCACACGGTCAGCGGTGGGTATATGATCCATGCGCGTGTTTTTGCACAGCACTTAAAGAAGTATTCGGGCCAACCTGTCACGATCAAAGCTGTTCCGGGCGCTGCTGGCGTCTCTGCTGCCAATTACCTTTACAACGTGGCACCAAAAGATGGCACAGAGATCGGAACCCTCGACAGCCGCGTCCCCGTTCAGTTTCTCGCCAAAGGTGAGAGTGTCAAATACGACATCAGCAAATTTGGCTGGCTAGGTTCTGCGGTCGATGGTCGGCGCGAACCTTTTGTGTTCTGGTCAAAGGCCGGATCAGACCCGCTGGTGGCTGGCATAGAGGGTGGCTCATCCATCAATCATGTTCGCCTCATCAACAGCGTCCTGCGTTGGGATATGAAGGAAGTGGTCGGCTATGCCGACAGCACACAGGCCAAGCTGGCTTTTGAGCGTGGTGAGATCAATCTGGTTGCCTACAGCCTGACTGGCATCCGCACGACCAGCCCCGCTTGGCTGACTGACACGACGATCCTGCCATTGATCCAATATGGCAATGGGCGCATTCGTCATAAGAGCCTTCAATTTGTCACGACTGCGATGGAATTGGCCGCGACAGAAGAAGACCGGAAGCTGGTTGAAGCGTTTGAACGCCTTTTGATTTTGTCGCGCCCATTTGCGGCACCTCCCGGCGTACCAGAGCTTCGCCTTGCGTATCTTCGCACTTTGTTTGAGCGGACTGTCACAGACCCCGAATATCAGGCCGATGCCACCAAAATAGGGGTCGTTCCGTCCCCGCTCTCTTGGAATGAGACGCAAGAAATAGTAAGATCAATGGTATCGACGGACCAAAAGATTGTCCGTCGAATTTCTGAATTTCAGAGGGGAAGTTAATGGAAAATCTGCCAATCGACATCAAGCTGACACTGGCTCAGTGGAACTTGGTTCTGAACGCTCTGGGCCAGCGCCCATTTGCGGAAGTGAACGAAATCATCTCTGCCATTAAGGCACAGGGTGAACAGGTTGTGGCTGAAGCCAAAGACGCCATTGATGGCACCGAACCAGAGGAAACGGTTCAATAATGGACACCCAGCAGCTCTTCAACATGGTCGTTTCCATCGCAGGGTTTCTCGCGGTGTATGTATTGAATACAACCACGCGCAAAATCCAAAAATTGGAAGACCGTGTTGCGGAGCTGCCCAAAGAATATGTCGCCAAAGACGATTATCGCGCTGACATCACTGAAGTTAAGGCCATTCTCAAGCAGATTTTTGACAAGCTGGATGCAAAGGCAGACAAATAATGGACCCCGCCACCATCTCACTCATCTTTGGTGGCGCAAAAATGGCCTACGAGGCCATCAAGGGCGGCATTAAAGTTGGCAAAGAAATTGAAGGCATGGCGAGTGATGTTGCCAAGCTTTACGGCTCTGTCGCCAAGCTAACGCAACTATCTGCGGCCCCTCCCAAACCCAAACTGTTCTCCGGCGTCTCTGTTGAAGAGATGGCTATGGACATTGTGGTCAAGCGCAAACAGGCGCAGGCTTGGTTTTATGAAGTGCAAAATGCCTTCATTGCTCAATATGGATTGCGTGGATGGGAAGAGGTCCAACGCGAGATCATTCACATCCATAAACAACAGAAAGCAGCCCAAATAGCTGCTCAAAAAGAGCATGAAGAAAACATGCATCAGCTTAAAGTTTTTGGCATGGCTGCTCTTGTTGTTGTGATGCTTGTCATTGGCATGATCGTAACGATCAGCTTGTCGATCAAATAGGAGGCTGAAATGGACCTTTTGAAAAGTTTTGGCCCCCTTCTGGGTCAGGTTGCACCAACCCTCGCCACCGCACTGGGTGGCCCGATGGCTGGCTTGGCTGTCAAAACCCTGTCCAATGTGCTGCTGGGGCACGAAGAGGGCACTGAAGAAGATTTATCAAAGGCTCTTGGCAGCGCCACGCCCGAACAGCTTTCGGACATTAAAAAGATCGACGCCGACTTCAAGACCCGCATGAAGGAACTGGACATTGATCTGGAACGCATTAGCGCCGCAGATCGTGACAGCGCCCGCAAGATGCAGATGGAGACAAAGGACTGGGTGCCGAAAGTCTTGGCTGTCGCCATCACAGTCGGCTTCTTTGGCATCCTTGTCTGGATGCTCGTCAACGGGATGCCCAAAAACGGCACAGAAGCCTTGCTGATGATGCTTGGCGCTCTCGGCACGGCTTGGACGGGTGTTGTAAACTTCTATTATGGCTCGTCGGCTGGCTCGAAGGCCAAGACGGATGCGCTGACATCAAAGGAACTCGGCAAATGAACGAGAATTGGGAAAAATCCTTCCAGATGGTCCTCAAACATGAGGGCGGTTATGTGAACAATCCAAAAGACCCGGGCGGCATGACAAATCTTGGCGTGACCAAAAAGGTTTGGGAAGAGTTTGTCGGCAGAGAAGTTGACGAATCAGAGATGCGGGCCTTGACGCCAGATGCTGTTAAACCTTTGTATAAAAAGAACTATTGGGACAAGATCAAAGGCGATCAACTTCCATCTGGCGTGGATTATGCAGCGTACGACTTGGCGGTTAATTCTGGCACTGGCCGTGCCGCTAAGTATCTCCAGCGTATCGCTGGGGTGCCTGACGATGGCGTGATCGGCCCCAAGTCGATGGATGCTATTTTGGCTTGCGACTCAGAACAGACCGTTGATGCCATTTGCGACATGCGCCTCGACTTTCTCCAGAAGCTGCCGACTTGGGGAACCTTTGGCAAGGGCTGGGGTCGCCGTGTGGAAGAAGTTAAAGCTGTCGGCCTCCAGATGGCAAAAGCTGCGTGATGGTGGTATAACAGCGGGGTAGCGGAGTTTTCCCATGACCACAGGTTTGTCATATAATGGCACGGTATCTGGCACGACAAGTTATGTCGCCCAGATTTCGACTATGGCGGTCGTGGAACCAACTGATTCTGCTTTCCAGATTGTACTTCCGCAGATGATTACCTACGCCGAGAATCGCATGTATCGCGATCTCGACTTCCTGTTCACATCAGGGTCTACGACTGCTTATAGCTTAACCGTAGGTAGCCGGGTTCTGAGCGTTCCAGCCGATACGTTCCCTTATGGAACCCTTGTGGTGCCGGAACAGATTAACGTCATCACCCCCGCAGGGACTTCAAACCCAGATAACGGAACCAGAAACCCTCTTCTTCCTACGACGAAGGAGTTTCTAGATCAGGTTTATGGCTCGTCCTCGTATCAGGACATCCCTAAATATTGGGTTCCCTTCGATGACTATACCTTTTTGGTTGGCCCATATCCTAATGCAAGTTACACGGTTGAGCTTGTTGGAACATATCGACCTGCCAGTTTGTCAGAGTCGAACCCAACAACATTTATCAGTCTTAACTTGCCCGATCTCTTTATCATGGTTTCAATGGTCTACATCAGCGCATATCAGCGCAACTTTGGACGGCAAAATGATGACCCTCAAATGGCTCAAAGCTATGAGGGGCAATATCAGGCACTATTGAAGGGCGCTGCGGTCGAAGAAGCAAGAAAGAAGTTCGAGGCTTCTGGCTGGTCGTCTCAGTCTCCTTCTCCGTTTGCTACTCCAACTCGGGGATAATAAATGCCCCATGCTTCATTCAAACTTGTTCCGGGCGTTGATCAAAACAAGACCCCTGCCCTCAACGAGGCGGCTATTTCATACAGCCAGTTAGTTCGGTTTATTTCAGACCGGACGTTGGGTGGCCTTGTTCAAAAGCTTGGCGGTTGGACTAAGTTTTTTGGCAACAGCATCGGCTCAAAGGTCCGCTGCCTTTGGGGCTGGGAAGATACAAACGCAAAAGCCTATCTTGGCGTTGGTGCAGATGGAATTGCTCCAGCAACTGTTTCGGGTGCTTCTGGAACAGGTTCTGTTGTTACACTTACCCTTTCAACTCCTTTCAAATTCACGGTTGGAAATTCCATAACAGTTAGTGGAATAATTCCGACAAACTATAATGGATCGTATGTTGTAACTGCATCAACTCTCAATAGTGTTTCGTATGCAGGCACAACAACCGCTTCATATATTTCTGGGGGAACTGTAGCTGGCGGTGGTGGCTCTTTGTTGGTCATCAAAAACGCCACAAAAACATCTCAGGACATTACGCCACAAACAACACTTAGAAATACAAGTGTAAAGTTTCAAACTACTATTAACAGAAACGAAGTTATTGTTACGGATGTTGGCAGCAATACTGACAACTATGATTCTGTTTACATAAAAACACAGATTGCTGTTGGCGGTATTGTGCTTTTTGGTTTGTACCAAATTTACAATTCGGGCGCGAGCGCGGACACATATTCGATCTATGCTACAGACCTGACAGGAAATCCTGATAACGCTCTTTTTTCCACTGTTGCATCACCTATAAGTGTGACAGGCGCATCTGGAACGGGAACGTTTGCAACAATCACATTCTCAACATCTTATACCTTCCCTGTTGGCAGTATTGTTAATATCACTGGAATTAATCCTTCCGGTTATAATGGGAATTATGTCGTTTATTCATCCACCACCAATAGCGTTACATTTCGAAGCACCACAACTTCAGCATATGTTTCCGGTGGATTGCTCAATAACTATGGCGATGTTCCGCTTTATACGGCGACAGCCGGAAGCGATTTTGTAAATGTGACACTGCCAAATCATAACTTGGACGTTGGCCTGTCGTTTCCTGTTCTTGTTCCAACTACAATTGGGGACACGGGAATCACTTTGGATGGCAATTACATCGTCACAGCTATTGTTTCAGACAGTGTGTTTACAATATCGGCTTCTGTTTCTGCCTCTGCAAGTTCAACTGTTTTGACCGCTTATGAAAATGGCGGTCAAGTTCAGTTTTTGTATTATAATGGTCTTGGCCCTATTCCGCAGGGTACAGGATATGGCATCAATGCTTATGGTCTTGGCGGATACGGCACCGGAACAGCGCCTACTGCAAATACCGGAACGCCTATTAACGCCTCAGATTGGACACTTGATAACTGGGGCGAAACGCTAATTGCATGTCCGCTTAATGGACCAATTTATCAATGGAACCCAACAAGCGGTAATCTTATTGCCCTTGTTATTCCAGAAGCTCCTCCGATCAATGCTGGCATGTTTGTCGCTATGCCGCAGCGTCAAATTATTACATGGGGCTCAACATACACAGGCATACAAGACCCGATGCAAGTGCGTTGGTGCGATGTTGATAATTACAATTCTTGGATTTTGCAGCTAACTAATCAGGCTGGTGGTTATCGCATCCCAAAAGGATCACGGATTGTTCAAGGCATTCAAGCTGGTCAACAGGGTTTGCTTTGGACTGATCTTGGTCTGTGGGCGATGCAATATGTTGGATTGCCATACGTTTATCAGTTCAACGAACTTGGCACAGGTTGCGGTCTGATTGGCAGAAAAGCTGCTGGTTCAATGGCTGGCACTGTTTATTGGATGGGCCAGAGCCAGTTTTATAAACTTTCTGGTAATGGCGTTGAACCCATCAGATGCCCGATCTGGGATGTTATTTTCCAAGACCTTGACACAAACGCGCTTGACCGAATTCGTTTTGGTGCAAATTCCCGCTTTGGCGAAATTCGCTGGGACTTTCCAACAAAAGCAAACGGCGGCGAAGTAAGCCACTACATCAAATATAATGTTTGGTTGGATCAATGGGATTTCGGAACTAACAGCACTGAAAACCCATATGTTTCTCGCACCGCGTGGACAAATGAATCTGTGCTTGGACCACCAATTGGTGCTGGAACCAACAATTATATTTATCAGCATGAAACATCATCTGATGCTGATGGAACGCCAATGTATTCGTCATTTCAGACGGGTTATTTTGCGTTGAATGAAGCCGATGTAAAAACTTTTATTGACCAAGTATGGCCTGACATGAAATGGGGCTATTACGATGGCAACCAAACGGCAAACATAAAGCTTACATTTTATACGGCTGACTATCCCGGTCAGACTCCAAATTCTTATGGGCCATTTACATTGACCCAAGCCACAACTTATGTGACCCCTCGTTTTAGAGGTCGTTTGGTTTCCATTAAAATTGAAAGCCAAGACATTGGATCGTTCTGGCGTCTCGGAAACATGCGTTATCGCTTTCAGCCTGATGGGAAATACTGATGGCCGCATCACTTGATGACATTCTAACAACCCAAAAAAATGGCGTTGTTGCTATCAACGGATTGAATAAAATTCTTCAATCCACGGCTGACAACACACTAATTGTTGCCAATTCAATTCCGACCAATTCATCGGCAACCGTAATTGCGACTACTGCACAGGCTGTAGTGGGTGCTGGAATTTTTCTAAGTATATCCATACCCGCTACTTCTGGGTCTAATCAGGTTTTGATTTATGATAGCGCAACAACTGGTGGTATTGCGGCATCTAATTTGATCTACGGGTCTCTGCCAGCCAATGCCTCGGCTTTTGTTCCATATCGGGATGTTCGCATCCGCTATACAAACGGCCTAGTCATTGTCGCGGGTACGGGCATGTCCTGCGTTGTATCTTACACGCCAAATCCATGAGGAAATCATGCCGCTGAAAAAGGGTTCCTCCCAAACAACTGTAAGCTCCAACATCAGTGAGCTTATCCATTCAGGCCGACCGCAAAAGCAGGCAGTTGCCATTGCTTTGAATAAGGCCCGCGAAGGTCGTGCTGGCGGTGGCACAGCTTTCATGGGCAACCCCGGAGAGGGTAGCACGGAGAAAGTGCATGTCGGGCCGATCCACAGTCCTGTTGCTGGGAGGACAGACCACCTTCCTATGCACGTTCCTTCTGGTTCTTACGTCATCCCAGCCGACATCATCTCGGCTATGGGAGAAGGGAACACGATGGCCGGGTTTAAGGTGGCGAACACCATCTTCAGCCCAATCCCTAATATGAAGGGGACGCCGGGAAACGATGTTCAGCTTGGACTGCCCGGTAAGGCCGAAGGCGGTCCGGTTGCGGCTGTTCCAATTGTGGCGGCTGGTGGCGAATATGTAATCGATCCAAAAGACGTTGCCCGCCTCGGCAACGGAGATATGGATCATGGGCACATGATTTTGGATGCATTTGTCAAAAAAATGCGTCGCAAAACCGTAGACACTTTGAGAAAGTTACCGGGGCCTAAAAAAGACTAAGGGGGTCTTATGGCAGAGGAAGTTAATGTTCGAATTGGAACGCCGGACGATATTCATGGGATCATGGAGATTGCTCTGGATATGTGGGAAGAGCTTGGAGTGGTTCCTCCTTCAACCGAGAAGATTCTTGGTGAAGTTTGGGAAGCCCTGAACCAAGAGAATGGCCTCATTGGAATTATTGGTGAGCCGGGTGGTAGAATTGAGGGTGGAGTTCTACTCAGGATCGGCTCCATGTGGTATAGTGATGCAAAGGTTTTGGAAGAGCGTGGAATCTTTATCCACCGCGACTTCAGGGCCGCAAGTGGAGGCCGCGCTCGGCGCTTGTGTGAGTTCTCTAAAGAAGCAGCCAACGTCCTCGGGATACCGTTGTTGATTGGCATTCTTTCGGATCATAGAACGCAAGCCAAGGCAAAGCTTTACGAGCGGCAGTTTGGAAAGCCAAGCGGAGCGTTTTTCCTTTATGGTGGAACGACCGGATCGGTAAAGGAACACTAATATGTGTGGCGGCAGCTCTACTACAACGCAAAAGACCGAAATCCCGCCAGAGGTTATGGCGCGGTATAACGCTGTAAATGCCCGAGCAGAGAGTGTCGCATCTCAACCGTTCCAAGCCTACACAGGTCAGTTTGTCGCTGACCTGTCACCTACTCAGAAGGCGGGTATTGCGGGCACGAACGCTGCCGCAAATGCCGCCCAACCGTATTACAACACGGCTGCTGGCCTTACATTAGGCGGAGCGCAAGATGTCGGACGTTTGACGCCTGAACAGATTGCCCAATATCAGAATCCTTATATTCAATCGGTTATTAACCCAACCCTGACGGCCCTCCAGCAGCAGCAGGGGCAAGAACGGTCAAATCTGGCCTCAAATGCCATCCGTTCTGGCGGCTTTGGCGGCGACCGTTTGGGCTTAGAGCGGGCAAATTTGGCCCGTCAGCAGACCCTTGGCACGGCCCAAGCAATCTCGCCTTTGTTTGCTCAAGGCTACCAGCAGGCCGTAAATACGGCACAGGGCCAACAGGGCGTTGTGGCGGCTGACCTTGCCCGTAGGATGCAGGCAGGCCAACAATACGCAGCTTTGGGCACAGGGGCGCAGGGTGCGGCTTTACAGGGCGCTGCGGCCCAGATGCAGGCCGGGCAGCAGGAGCAGGCCACCCAGCAGGCCGATCTGACGGCTAAATACCAGCAATTTCTGCAAGAACGCGGCTTCCCGTATCAACAGGCCCAGTTCCTCGCCAATATCGCGATGGGCACCGGGGCTCTGTCCGGCTCGACCACCACGACCACGGGGCCATCGTCTTTCTTCTCGGACCGCCGCCTGAAGGAAGATGTGCGGGTTGTTGGTAAGACCAGCGATGGTCAGCCGATCTACACCTACAAATACAAGGGCGACCCACAGACCCACATGGGTCTTATGGCGCAGGATGTCGAGAAAAAGCACCCAGAAGCCGTTGGCTTGGCTGGTGGCTATAAGACTGTTGATTACGAGAAAGCGACCGATGACTCGGCCCGCAAGCATCGTGAATACGGCGGTGGCCTTGATCCCATGAACTCTATGGGCGGCGCTGTTATGCCTGACATGCAGGGCGAGGCTTTTGCGGCTGGCGGTTATGCCGCTGGGGGCCTGCCGGGCGTTAATGAGATCATGGGCCAACGTGCTGGCATGTATGCTGGCCTGTTCGGAAATGAGCCTATCAATGATCCTTACGGCGGTCGTTTTCCAATTCCGGGTGGTTTGAAGCCTCCGAGCGACATTAAGTTCAAGGCTGGTAAAATTCCAACCACGCCTAATCAGCTTAAAGATGCTGCCTCAACCATCAATACGATGGCTTCGCTTGGCGAAAATGCGGGCAAAGGCTGGGATTGGGTGGCTAACAAAATGAAGCCAACGCCCAAGAAAACTACAGATGATACGTCAACTGGTTCTGGAAATGCCCCAGCAAAGGACACTGGAGCAGGCGCTGGTGGTGGCGGTGGAGGCGACGCTGCTAAAACCCGTGTTGGTGAAGATGAAAATATTTTTAATCCAAATCCGCTTGAGCTTACTGCGGCTCGTGGTGGCTTGATCCTTTCTCGTCGTGGTTATTCCACCCGTGGTGGTGTAAACCCATACGGTCTCAGCGATGACCCAATTCAAGATGCAGTCGATGCTGGTGATGAAAAGCATGAATTAAAGAAGTCGGATGCTGGTCCGGGAGACCCAAGTAAACAGCAGGGTCCAAATCCTTTGATGGCTGCTGCTTCAGGATTGACTGCCGCTAAAGGTCTTGGCTCGATTGGTTCCGGTTTGAGTGGTTTGACCAGCGCTCTTGGTGGTGGTGCTGAAGCGGCTGGCGCTGCGGCTGGCGCTGCGGGTGCTGCGGCTGAAGGTGCAAGTGTTCTTGGTTCTCTTGGTTCAATTGGTTCTGGTGTGGCGCAAGTTTTGCCATTCCTTGCCATGCTTTCCGATGAGCGCGTTAAGCATCACAAAGAAAAAATTGGTGAGCTTTTCGATGGTCAGCCGGTCTATCGTTATGACTTTGGCGATGGTCGCACCCAAATTGGCTTGATGGCTCAACAGGTCGAAAAGCATCATCCCGAAGCGGTCGCGGAACACCGTGGCCTTAAGATGGTTGATTATGAACGCGCAACAGAAGATGCTGCCCATAAAGCTCACTATTCCACTGGCGGTCTTGCGCCTCGCATGGCTTTTGCGACCCGCGCAAATGTTCCAGATCTGAGCGATGACGAGTTTGCCATCCGCACAATTGCAGGCGAAGGCAGCGGTGATCCAGAAGAGGCAAAGGCTATTGCTGGCGTTCTTGCCAATCGTCGTGCTTCAGGCCGCTGGGGCGATGATATCAAAAGCGTTGTGACAGCTCCTAAACAATTTGAGGCATGGTCCAACCCTGATGCCGCTAACTATCCAATGAAATATACGGAGGACAATCCAAAGTATAAGGCGGCTAAGGCAGCATGGGAGCACATTCGAGAAGGTGGCGAAGACCCAACGGGTGGCGCTACACATTTTTATGCTCCCCGCGCTCAAGAAGCTCTTGCTCGCACACTGGGCGACCGTTCGGCAGTCCCAAGCTGGGCTGAAGGCCGTGAAGGCCAGATGATCGGCGCAACCAAGTTCTATAAGGACGTCGACAGCGGCGCTCCTCGTCGCGCTCGCACGGAGTCGGTTGAAGGGCAGGAAACAGAACGCGACTTCCGTGGCGCACCTAAGAAGGCAACAGGACTTGCCTCTTATCTGCCTACAAAGGTCAACCCTGAAACTAACGAAGAAGAAGTTAACCTGAAGCAAATACTGATCCCGACCCTCGTCGGTCTGGGTGCAATGGGTGCTTCGCCTAGCCGTTATTTTGGCGGCGCGTTGCTTCAAGGTTTGGGCGCTGGCGCTCAAGCCTATGCTGGCCTCGAAAAATCTCAGCAGGAAATTGCTGAAAGCAAGGCCCGTGAAGCTGCCACGGAAATGGCAACAATTGACGCTTCGCTCATTCGTGATGCCAGCGGCAATCTCACGAACGTCATTCTTTCGGATGGCAAGGGCAACAAGAAGCTCATGGATTTTGGTGAGTTCTGGCGGGGTCGCAAGGCTCTTAACCTGTCTCCAAATGCTCTCCAGCAAATTGAGGAACAGGCTCGTCGCTCTGGTCTCCTTAATGAAAAGGGCGAACTTGTCCAAAAAGGTGCTGGCGTTGCCGCTGGCGCTCCGGCTGCGGCTCCTGCTGGTGGTGTTGTGCCGTCTGCCCGTCCTGCTGCTGCGCAGCCTGCTGAACCGCCGGCTGCGGCTCCAGCTGCGCTTCCGGCGGCTGCTCCTGCGGCTCCAGAACGCAAGCTGGTTCCAACCAATGAAATTTTCAGGGTCAGCAACGAAACTGCGCCTGAAATTAAAACTAAGATGAATTCATTGATTGGGACTAACACGGCTGGCGCTAAAAATATGGCAGATGTTGCATCTGCTGAAGGCGCGGCTGCTTTGCGTCAGCAACCTTTGGTTATGCAGCTTGGTTCGGCTTTTGCTGATCTCCCAACGGAAGGCCCCGGAGTGACTGGTCCGGGTGCGCCTGTAATCAAGACGCTTGGAAGCTGGGTTAATTACATCAGCGAAGGTCTTGGTCAGGGTAAGCAGTTCAATGATGCTGACATCAAGAATGCTGAAAAGATCACAAAGCTCGTTGAGCAGATGAAAAATGAATCTGCAAATGCTTCGAAGGCCGGTCAGACGCTTGGCGCATACGAAGCTATCGGCAATATGATTCCGAACATCACGCTTTCGCGTCCGGGCATCGCTGACAACTTTGCATCAATTGTTGTCCAAAACCGCGCTAAGGCCGACATGGCTGACTACGCTCGTGATTGGATGGCTCGCGCCCAGCGTATTAATCCAAGCATGGCTGTTCCTGCTTCCTCAATGATCCAAGAAGCATTCACAAAGGATCACGGGCCGCAGCTTGAAGCTGATCGCAAGTCGATCTCAAATATGTTCCTCACGCCGGTCACTCGCGGTGGGGATGCAATCAAAGACCCTACAACGGGTCGCGAGATCAATTGGTTCCAGTATATCACGCAGAATGGTGATAAACTGACACCCGATGAAAAGTTCCTGATCGAAAAACGATTTGGTAATGGCATCCTTCGCTACTTCCCGAACGTTCGGAGGTAACAGTGGTCGACTATAGCCCTCTCTCCGAAGAAGATATCCTGTCTGCTCCGACATCTAAGGTAGATGGTCGCGAACCTTTGTCCGAGGCTGACATTGCAGCTTCGGCAAAGCGGGAAATTCCAACGCAGCCTTTAACGCCCGAGCAAAGAAAAGAACAAATTGTTCGCAACGTTCCACTTGGATTGGGAGATGTTGCCGGAACTCCGGGCTCACTTGGGCAGCTCTGGGATTTGGGCAAAGAAAAGATTGCAGAATATGCAATTGCGCGTCCTCTTGAGAAGTTTGGCCTTCTTCCAAAAGGTAGAACCGCTGAAGAGCTAATGCAGACATTTCGTGATGTCAGCAAAGATTTTCAATCGCCTGAAGAACAGCGCGGTGAAGTTAATAAAATCTATGGCATTCCATTTCCAACAGCCTCTGGGATTGAAGAGAAAATGAAGGCCAATATTCCGGCCTTGGCTAAAGAGCCACAAACGCCGGAAGAAGAAGAATTTGGTCAAAAAATCCGCATGGGCACTGGGGTTGCTCCGGGTGGCGGCGGGTTACTAGCTACCGCAGGCCGTTTTGGCGCTGGCTATCTTGGCTCAACAATTGGTCAGGAAGCGCAGAAGCTCCAAGAGCGCACTGGCTTTTTTGCTCCGGGTTCAGCTGCTGAGAAATATCTCGAACCAGCCGCATCCGTTTTGGGAACAATTGGCGCTCAAGCGATTGGCGGCAAACTGAGAAACGTTGCTTTCCCATCGAAAGCTGCTGAAGAGGGAGTTTCTGCTGCTATTGCTGCCGACATTCGTTCGGGGCAATTCAACAAAGAAGCCTTTGAAGCTGCTGTTCAAAGCGGAGAGCCATATCGCCTTGTCGATTATTTTGGCGAAAAATCAAAGCTTCGCCAATATCTGAGCGAAGAGGCTGGCAAGTCTGGTAAAACCGGACAACAATTACTTGAAGATTTTAATGCTGAAGTCAGCAATGTTCCCGGCACAACGGTCAAAGTTCGGCTTCCTGAAGCGCAGCAAAGAACTAATGCGTTTCTTGAACAGGTCAATCGTGGACCGATTGATGCTGGGTATGTTGCTCGCATAACTAAAGAAGCTGGCGAAAAAGCCCAAACCGCTATTTATGACGCGCTCCATGAGATTCCTGAAGCATATGGCATTCCGCGTGGCATGTTTGGTCAGGATGTTTTGAATAACGAGTTTGTTCAAAACTCAGTTAACCGTGTCATGAATATGGAAGTTCCGGCACAGTGGAAGGTTGTTAAACCTAAATCTTCTCCTGAGGTTGCACCTCAGCTCATTGAATATGATGCAGCTGGACAGCCTGTAATGTCAGCCGGTCGCCAAGCAATTGACACTCCCGGAAACCTTGCTTTCTGGGACTTGGTCAAGCGCGACATGGATTTGCAAATCCGTAAGGCTGAAATGGCTGGGACGGAATCCTATGACACGCTCAAAGCTTCTTCGATGAAGGATGCCCGCAAAAACTTGGTCGATGACCTTGATTTTGCTGTTACCGAATATCCTAAAGTCCGTGCTTCTTCCGGTGAGTTGTTTGGACGAGATACAGCGCCAGAAGCCGGTATGGAATTTTATAAAAGAATGGATTCCATTTCTCGCGATGAAGCTATCCAGAACCTTCGACAGCTTTCGCCAGAAGCACAAAAACTGTTCAAAACAGGTTGGATGAATGAACTTTCATCTAATTTGTCTGGAGAAAATGGAATGACCAGTGTTGCCAACAAGTTTGTTGGAAACCCTGATTTTCAACGAAATGCTCGCATCATCCTTGGTCGCGATTACGATATGGTTCGTGGTCGCATCCTATCTGAAAATGCACGTCTGATCTCGAAGCAGATTAAACCTGTCCAAAGCACAAGCGTTTTAGGCAAAACAGGCATTTCCGCAATTGGTGCTGGCAGCGCTGGATTTATTGCGCCAACGGTCGAGAACTTGGTCACCGGCCTGCAACAATCCATGTTCCTCCCGCCTAAAGATTTGGGCGCGGTTTTGCTTGGGACAGTTGCAGCAGGCACGATTGGAGGCGCAGCTGGTCTCCAAAGCCGTAGAGTTGCCGACCGAGCCGTCAAGTTGATGCTTTCCGACAAGCCAGCCGATCACGTTCGGTTGTCTCGTTTGATGGATGCTGACCCGGTCACTGCTAAAGCAATTTTCAGGCTTAATACAGCAGTCCAAACAATTCGGGCTGATCAAGAAAAACAGGCTGAAGAAGAAACAAGCTCAAACCCGCCCGATCAGTTACCACCCTTGACAATTTCGGGTCCGGGAAATCGTACTGGTCGCGCTACAGGTGGCCGTATTGGTTCCCACGATGCCGCTGCTGATCGCCTTGTTCGTATGGCAGATGCTGCTAAAAAGAACATTGGAAAACAAACCGAAAGCATTTTGAATGCGCCTGACGAACATGTCGTTAAGGCGCTTGCTGTCGCAAACCGTAATCTTGAGGGCTGATCGATGGTTGATTATACGCTAACGCCAAATAAAAACCTCGAAAAGCCAAACCACGGCACCTACGTCAATACTTGGGATGGTCCTCTCAATGATGACTTTGGTTGGATCGATCAAGCTTTTGGTGGTGTCACCAGCCTAAATGCTGCTGGTGCTTCTCCGGGAACTCCGGCAACTCGTCCGCTTACTGCGCCAAACGATGGATCGTCTCCAACATGGGGCGACTATCGCTCTTTGATTTTGGAAATCAGCGGCGCAATGTCAAACGATGTGACATTCACTGTCCCACTTAATGTTGGAGGCCAATGGATTGTCTACAATAACACCACAGATTCAACAGGCGGTCCTTGGAAAGTTTATATTGGCCTTGTAGGTGGAACCAGCGTTCTTGTCGAACGTGGAACCCGTGCGCTGGTTTACAGCAATAAAACTGGCGGCATTTATGCAGTCAATAACATTCCAGCGGCTGACAGCGTTAATACGGCAGCAATTCAAAACGGCGCTGTTACACTTCCAAAAATTAACTCGTCTGCCAAAGCTACGGCGGCTGAGTTTAACGCAGGAAACCTGACAGCTTCTGTTACCGCCTCCATCATTACTACCACGATGACCGTTACTGCGGTTGCATCAGGATCGTTGGTAGTCGGCATGACCCTTTCCGGCACTGGCGTAACCGCTGGGACAACGATCACCGCGCTTGGCACTGGAACAGGCGGTGCTGGTACTTATACCGTCAGTGATTCGCAGACAGTTGCTGCGACTACAATTACAGGCACCACCAGCGACAAGCTTTTGCCTGTTTATTCGGCATGGAACTCTGCTGCATATGTTGCTCTTACAGACGCGGCTCAAATCACTCCAGATTTTGCACAGGGTTATAACTTCTCTGTCACGATCAACGGCAATCGTCAGTTGATGAACCCAACCAATCCTAAAATTGGTCAAAGCGGCCTTATCCTTGTGACTGAAGGCGCTCCGGCATCAACTTCTTTTACCGGGTCAATTAGTGATGTTACTTTAACTGTTTCGTCGGTTTCTTCTGGAACCCTTGCAGTTGGCACCGTTATTTCTGGTTCTGGTGTGACGTCTGGAACAACAATTACAGCGTTTGGGACAGGTAGCGGAACGGTTGGTACTTATACTGTTAGCGTATCTCAATCTGTTTCATCGACAGGCATGGCTGGAACCACAGGCAGAACATTAACTTATGACACTGCTTATAAGTTTGCTGGTGGTGCTGCTCCAACCTTCGATACAACGTCTGGATACCTCAATATTTTGACGTATAGCGTTTACCAACTTTCGCCTCTCCGTATTGCAGTGAGTTGCCTTGCTGGGGTTCGCTAATGCTTCCGGGAACTTTCAATAATCTTCTTCTCGGCGGGGTCAGCGTTGTTGCTGGCTCACAGACCTATACGTCTGCTGGAACATATACATTTAAGATTCCCGCTTATAACACGATTGTCTTCAAAGGTTGGGGTGGCGGTGGCGCTGGGGGCAGTGGTCAAGGGAATGACGGACAAAGCGGCACAGGCGGCGGTCCCGGTGGAAATACAGTAATGAGTTTAGGTTCATCCGTTTTAACCGCTGGTGGTGGCGGTGGTGGCGGTGTTGGCCTTTATCGTGGAAATAATGGCACACCGGGTGATGGTGGAACAGCCTCTGGTGGAACAACAAATACAAGCGGCAATAATGGTTCAACTGGATACGGGAATTGCGGCGGTGGCAGCTCTCCAAATGGAGGCGCGGGCGGCACAGGAACTAGCGGGAATGGGGGAGATGGTAATGCCCCCGGCGGCGGTGGTGGTGGCGCAGCCTTCTATTCAGGCGGCAGATATTCATTCACTCAATCGGGTGGTGGCGGCGGCGGTGGCTCATATGTTGAGCGTTCATTCACGCCTTCGTCTGGCCCTGCAATTGGATCAACCGTAACCTTAGTCGTGGGCGCTGGTGGAACACCCGGAACACCCGCATTTGGCGTTGGCGGCGCTGGCGCTCCGGGCAAGATTTTGGTCAGTTGGTCTTAGTCTAGGGTCAGAGCCTTAACGGTTTTTATTAATGTCTTATGCCGTAACGTTTTTTTATAAGCCTCATAGTATTGGCTGAGAGGCCATGCTCCCTTTTTGTATTTTCTAAAATTTAGATTTTCTTTCACCAGAGATGATATTTCTGGCGTAATCTCAAAGCGTTTAATCTCAACTGGTTCATCTATATCAAAGCGCACATAAGCATATATGTCGCCTTTGTTTAATTTGATTGAATTTAAACCATCCCTAAACATAAACGCGCATTCAATCGGCCTAATCCATTTCCCGATATTGAATTGTCCGGGAATTAAACGCGCAGAATTGTTGAAGTCATTATCGGAAAAATAAGACCCTGTTAAGGACATATCTAAACTGTGTTCTGATATAAATAGGTTGTAAATGTTTAGCCCAATCATTCTGTTTTCAACAGATCGGACATCCACAAAGTAATCAAAAAAATTTTGGTCGTAGTCTTGAGACGAAAACCTATCTTCATTGATGCTTAAACTATAGTCGTGCGTTAGCTTTAGCCCAAAAACATTTTTGAAAGAGTCGCCAAAAGCTGGACAGTTTTTGTATCGATTGCCGTTTAACTCATCAGCGGATTGGCTTTGAAGTTTTTCTTTTAGCAAGATCGGCAACATTGGCTCTGGCATTTCATAAGAAAGAGCCGTTATAGCTGGATTAAATGATGTGAACGGTGACCAATAGACAATCATACCATACCTCAATTTTTTTTCATTTGCTTATTAGTTGCAGACCAATACACTTTGTAAGTTAAAACTTACTCATCCGCTGATCCATTTTTTTCGCGCATTCGATGGCTTTTTCTGAGACAGGAGAAGGGTTTAGCGTTAAATATTTTTCGCCAGTTTTGCGATCTCTCCAGCAATCCAAATAACAGATCAGGTGGTGATCTTGGCGTTGGGTGTAAATTAGGTCGCCATCGCCATCCTCGTAGCAATAGGCACCTTCTTCATCGAGTTCTGATCGGCGCAACCAGCCAAAAGACCAGTGCCATCCGCTCTTAATAAATTCGTCTCGATTTATCATGCGGCCTGCCCTTTATGTTTCGATGGGATATAGCAAATCTTAGCATGATCATCGCAATAGGAACCTTTGACCTTTGGTTTTCCGCAGAAAAGAAACGTCGAGGCATGGCCTTCGTTGACCACATATCGGCATGATAACGGCGTCAGGTCCATAAACTTGATTGGCTCGTGTTTGATCGGTTTTGGCTTTGGCAGCGGCATGGGAGGATGGACACCTCGAATGCTTTTTCTGTGTAGATTGTAAGACTTAGCCTCTTTAATTTCTTTCTTGGTAGCTGATTTCAAATCAACTTTGACGTTCATTTTATAGGAAACATAGCCGTCTAAACGGAGGCGGCGCAGCTTGCCAAGGATTGCGCTGCGTGTGGTTAGCAACTCTTTAGCAATTTGACTGCCTGTGAGGCCAGATTCCCAAAGCTTGATGATTTCGTAGTCACGGTCATTCAATTCTTTTTTTGTAGTCATAATAAATCTCCAGTTGAAAAAGGCGGCGAGTTTCCCCGCCACCCTATTTTTATTCCTGTGGCTTCGGCATCTCGGTGGGTACGATTTGCGGAATATCGACAAAGTCAGAACGCTTCGGCGCAAACTTACGAGCCATTGCAGCGATGTCCTCTTCAATTGCAACCTTTGCCTGCTCTTCAGAAGTGCTGAACTGCGAAGCAAAAGCCAGATAGTTGATGCCGTCAATGTAATTATCATCAAGCGTTGGTGTTGATGTAATTCTGGAAAGCTTTATCGCAGCCATAATGATTGCAACATCGTAGATTGTGATGTGTTTATTCAAAATGATGCTTGCGAGCTTTGAGCAGCGTTCAAATCCCTCTTCAACGCTTCCGTACCGGCGGCCTCTGTCCCCCAAAATGTTGGCTGCTTGCTTCAGAATATCCGTATGATTCGTCATATTTTGTTTCCTTCGATTCAAATTCAATGAACTCCTGCACCTTACCAATGTGTGCAGTATTTATTATGATGTCACCCCTGTCTCTCCAAACAACTTCGCCATCAAGTTGTTTTACCCGATAGTATTGGTGCGCCATAATAAATTCAAAATCGTTAATCTCCTCCATGAACTCTTCCAATGTGGGAGCGGGGTGATCAACGGTAAGCTGGTGAACGGCATTGTTGCTCGCAGATGCCATGTTCATAGTGATCAAAAGTCTCACGAATCTCTCCTTACTACAGAACCATCCATTTTCTTTTTCCATTGCGACCGGCGACCGCCGGGTAGAGGACTCCGTGACTGTTTAGCACCTATGTGGCGCTGTCTGATGCGTTTGACTTTGGCAATCTGAGGAATGTCCACAGTAGCAGTATGAGTGCGATGGCACTTGCGGTGGGCAACCAGCCAGTTTGATTCATCATCAGCACCCCCGCACTCAAGAGGTATTTCATGACTAACATCCCAATCCTCTCCGGGGATCACTTTCATATTACACAAATGGCATGTGCCACCGTGGCGCATAAAAATGTCCACCCGCATCTTCGCGGTGATGCGCTTGCGCTTCATTGATAAGTCTCATTCCAACGGCATAAACCTTCCAAATCATAAGCGTTTATTGAAGCCGTTAGGGTTGCTGTTACCGCTGCTATGCCTTCAATTGCACTTTTCTTTGATGGAGCAGTTTGGGCAATCACCTCTGTTAAAGCGCACGTCAACGCCATGATGCCTTGCACCGTTGATTTCTTATCGATGATATCCATCAGCTCGTCTTTGAGATCAAGTGTGGCATCGTCCGCAAGTTCAAAAGAATGTATAGTCATAGTTTCATCTCCGCTCTGCGTGTTGCCTCGCTGGATTGCCATTCGCTGAATTGCATTTGAATATATTCAAGCTGCACCTTGAGCATGTTTGCCTTTTGGCGGGCTTCGACCATTTGAGTCAGATATTCGTGCCATTCCGAGGATGCCTTAACCGTCATTTCAGCTTTTGAAATAGTCTGTTCCCCGGTTGCCATCATGCGTTGGGATAAGACTGCCGTTTTGGACTCTTCCAAAATGTCGGCAGCAGCCTTTGCCTCGACCCATTTTTTTGCAATCAAACGGTATTGTTCACTCAGTGGTAGGTTGCTCAAAGTCATCTCCCATAATCAGTTTAGCTCGGGACATATCAATATATGCGTTTCGTCTGACGATTTTACCACCGTTGATGGTGGCCTGCGTCTGGGTTTCTTTTACTTGTATGTCTACCGTCCATCCCGATGCCGGATGCCAAAGTGTCGTGAAAAGGAGCGCATCGGTTTCCGGCATGTATAAAAAGCCGACAAAAGGAACTTGAAGAGCTTCTGCAATTTGCTGGGCCTTTCTTATCTTCTCGTCGGTCACAAGCCAGCGGCTTTTATGCTCTATTGCAAAGATGGTCATGTTCAATTGCGGTCGGCACTTTGTTTCAACTACCGCGTGAATTTGATCGCCTTTAATAATAATTGCATCAACTGCCGCTGGTTTATCTTTTGGTGTCTCACAGTATCTAAGATTAGGATAAGCTTTATGCCATAACTCGATTGCTCTGTCCTCTTGGCGCTTAGATTCCTGTCCCTTTGGGGTCAGAATATCCATGCCGCACCTCAAAAAGGAATATCGTCGTCAATTTCGACCGGGCGAGCAACGGCGCCCTTGGGCTGCTCAATGCGAGGCTTGTCGGCCTTTTCTTCTTTGAGCTTAAAAGCCAAAGAGAAACGCTCGCGACCAGCATCGTCGTATTTAACCCATGCGCTGATCCAATATTCCTTGCCGTCGATCTTGCAAGAACCCGTCTTGTTTGGGTGGGTGTCTTTCTCTTTGCGGTTGTTGTCAAAAAGAGTGCCGGTCAGGTCTTTGGTTTCGTATGCCATCTCACTTTTCTCCGTAGTTTGCCGTTAGCTGGCTGATCTTGGTTTCCAAATCAAACAGGAACTTTTCAACCTCTCGTTCCAGTTCGGTGATCATATCTAAGTCGCGAACAACCCGGATGCAAAAGAATTGCATGTGTTCCGGCATACGCGGGTCGAAGCTTACAAAGTCACACCACTTTCGGTCAGTGCAGGCCATTTGCCATTGCATCTGTGCCATATATTTAGTGGGTGCGGTCTTTGAAAGCAGCGTATCGATGTGGGTCGATGTGTTTGGACATTTGATTTCGACGAGGCCGTCCTCACCCACAAAGCCGTCAGGGCTGCACCCAGCGTTTTGGATTGTAGCATGGAGGACAAACCCGATTTCCTCGACAAGCTCGCCCGTGCGTGACTCATAGGCGGCTCTTGCCATTGGCTCGGTATTTGTCCCCCACGCCATTGCGGCGTTCTGATAGGAGTCCCCCTTCGACCCTGTCAGGCGCTCACAAACCAGTTCAGCCATGTAATTTGCACGGCTGGTTGAATAACCGCTTTTGGTCTTTGCAATGATGTCAGCCACGCGGCTGGCGGTCACTTTGCCGAGGCGGGCGGCAAACCATTCTTCGGTGCGCTGTTCCATCAGAAGCTCCACTTGTTTTTTGCGAGCATTTCTTTTGCGCGTTCAACCCGATGCGGCATCCACTTTTCAGCGCCGTGCGTCTCAATGCCATTCAATAATGCTTCGACGGTGTCTTCGAGTTCTTTGATCCGGTCATCTTGCTTACGCACGATGTTAGCGAATGTTTCGCAAATGCGATGCGCGAGAGTTTGCTCATCACTCATCAAAGCCTCGGCTTGACGAATGTCGTTGTGGAGATCAGCCATCCTGCTCATTCGGCCTCCTTGGCTGCATCAGCCTTTGTTGCGAGTTCTTTCATTTCTTCAAGAAAGTCGCCTTGAACTAAGTCTCGGTCGGAGGGCTTCAGCGCCTTATAAAAGGCACGGAAATCATTCATGCCACTCTGAGCCGCAGCGCGAGCCTTGCCCATTAGTGCGGCCTGATCCTGCGCGGACGGCGTTGGCGGTGTAGGCGGCGCAGCCTTCTTTGCCGGAGGGGCTGGTCCACGCTCGACGGCGGTGTTGCCGTCATCATCTTCTGTGCCGATGCAGAAAATGGCCATAAGACCATACCTCCGTCCATACGTGATCCCGCTTCCGGTTCCGTGGGCATCCCACTTGTTGATCGGGATAAAGCAGCTTTGGCTGATCCACTCGCCTGTTTTGTGCAGAATAAGCGTCTCGACTTCCACGCCGCCATCAGCGCGAACCGGAGATTGAATGACGCATAGATCGTTGTCAGCCAATGGCTGACGAATGACCGCCAGCACCGCAGAAAGGTCTGCGTATTTGGAGCGAAAGGCTGGATTGCTGCTGTCTTTGACCGCTCCCTCAAGCAAAGCCTGCGCTTTGACGAGGGCCGGAGCGATAGCGGTAATTGATTCGGACATCTTCATTTTAGTTCCCCTTAGTAAGCTGCGTTGTCTTCAGCCGTTTGCATGGCTTCATCGTAAATAAAACCCCAAATGCGCTTGTCGTTTTGAATGTCTTCGGCAACCTTCTGGAGGGTCGCGTTCTTGTCGCAGTCGCCTTTCCATGTGCCGATGATGTTGCCGTCTTCGTCTTCAATGTTGAGGTTCATAGAGTCGATGTAAAGCTCGTCGTCCATCCACTCGCAAACTTCGATGTAAAGTTCGCCCGAAACAACGATGCCGTTTGGCATCTCGTATTGGTCGAGGGTGTAGGTGCAGGCAGCGACCGGGGTGGCAAGCAATGTAAACATATTGGTATCTCCTTAGTTCCAGATCATCTGCCCCTGTTGTAAATGCTAGACTTTACGCCGTCAAGTCCAGAATTGACACAATGTCCGAAAACTGCGAGAAAGATTTTATGAAACACCGAGATCAAGTTCTTGTCGCCATTCATGCCACGCACGGCCTCCCGGCCCGAATCGCCCGCGAGCTGGGCGTTACACGGGCCGCAGTCTGCTCTTGGAAGCGTGTTCCGCTGCGGCACCTTAAAGAGGTGTCCCGGATCACCGGGATTGAGAAGAGCCAGCTTCGCCCGGACATTTTCGCCGATGAACCCGAAATTGCCGCTTAAGCCAGACCCGGACAAGGTTTTGAGGCTATTTCGCGAAGGCCATAACACTTACAGTATCGCTCGGTTGCTGGTCGCCACGGAACCAGCCGTCATGAGGGCCTTAATAAAGGCTCGGGAGGCCCATCGTGCTAAGATTAGTGCTGCCCTATCCACCAAGCGTAAACCGCCTGTGGAGGACCAATAAAACGGGCGGGGTGCACCGGGCTAAAACCTACACCGACTGGCGTAAGGCGGCTTTGTGGGGCCTTGCAGGGCAGGCTAAGGGCAAGCGGGTGGCTGGGCCATATACAATGCTGGTCGAAGTCGTCGCCCCGGACAAGCGCCGCCGCGACCTTGGGAACCTCGAAAAGGCTGTGTCGGACCTTTTGCAGGCCGCAAAACTGATTGATGATGACTGTTTGTGCCAAGAAATGACCCTTCGGTGGGTCAAATCCGGCCCTGAATGCATGATCCTCCTAAAGACGTACGAAGAAAAAGCAGAAAATTGATGGCATAGCGCCAGTTTCGCTTGCATCCTTTGTGGCGTCATGCCACAAAAGGACACCGGCAAGATACACACGCCGGGGAGAAACGGAGAACTTAGATGAGCAACCTTGCAGCCCTCGCCGACCGCTACGCCGAAATCAAGGCCCAGATCGACGGCCTCACCCTCGCCCTCAACGAAGTCAAAGCCGAGATCAAGGCCACAGGCCGCGAAGAGATCATTGGCGAAACAGCGATGATCAAGGTCGGCCTTTCGGAGCGCACTACGCTCGACACGAAGCTGGCTAAGGCCCTCTTGACCGCCGAACAGGTCGCCGCCTGCTCAAAGACCACCTTGGTCGAGACCATTTACTGCAAGCGCATCGAAACAGCGAACGCCTAACCGGAGGGGCTTCGGCCCCTCACTTTCCAATGGAGGTTATTATGAATGCTACAGAAACACTTAATGAGATCATCAGGACCATTCCTGCCATGACCGGTTATGTTTCATTTTACCGAGCTTGCGGCGTGAAAGATGAAGAGATTGTTGCCCGCTTGAAGGCTATTGTTGACCAAGTCGCAAAAGAGCGTCTGTGATTGGAGGGGCTTCGGCCCCTTCCTTTCTGACATTAAGTCAAAAAAAATTGACTTTTCGTGGCATTATGCCAATCTAACTTACATAAAGGGGAATAATATGACTTTGCCAAGGCACATTGCTAACCAGTTGGGGATCGTCATGGATGACAAGCCCAAGCAGGATGTTTCACGTGAAACACCTCACCAAGTGATCGAAGTGACCGCCAATGAGGACGGATCGCAGACGGTTTACTATTTCGGCAAGACGGTCGGCCACATTTACAAGATCGGGGTGAAAAACCGAGACGGGATGCAATACCGCGCCATCAGCAACTATGACGATGTCCGGCACTTTTACACGGTGCAATCCGCGACTCAGTTCCTGATGTCGAGCCATCACTGATGAGCGCTTCAGATCGGAAGGCTGAGGCCAAGCATCTCTCAATCTTGCTTTGGGATTTGAATTTGTCGAACAAGGAGGCCATCGCGGCCTGCGGGTGCAATCCCCGAACTTTGTTCCGATGGTTGGCGGGTGAAAGCCCGATCCCTAAGCCGGTGCTAACCATGTTCGAACTCATGCTCGAAAAGCAGCAGACGGCGCTTGCTGAGAAGCCTGAGTCGGAGTAACGTCACAAATAACGAAACCCCGGATGGCGCGAACCTTCCGGGGCTTCTGGAACCAAACACGCAGATGAGATGCGCGTTGGACTTAGCCTTAGTATTATCACAAGGCTGGCTCTTCGTGCAAGTTCAGGACACGAAATGAGCCTTCCTTTTATGCCCATGTATTGGGGTGATTACTGGCGCGATACGACACATTTGTCGGATGCCGAACACGTCTCCTACCTTCGCTTGATCAGCCACTACTGGCAGCACGGCTCATTGCCGGACGACGATGTGCGTCTGGCCCGGATCGCAGGTCGGTCGAAAGCCGAGTGGGACGAGATCAAACAGATGCTACAAGCATTTTTCGAGCATGGGTGGAAGCACTCCCGCATCGAACGTGAGCTTAAAAAAGAGATCGTCACAAAAGAGCGGTTTACCGAGAGGGCTAAGAAGGCCGCTACAGCGAGATGGGGGTCTCAAGCATTGCCACAAGCATCCTTGGAGCATGCCCCAAGCAATGCCCTCCACAACCACAATAATATAGATAGTAACTCTAATACCGAGCAGTCCTTGAAGGAATGCTTCAAGCATTTCTGGGAAGCCTATCCTCGGAAGGTCGCAATCGCCGCCGCAGAACGGGCTTTTGTTGACGCGGTCAGGCAGGAGCAACCCGAGGTGATCCTCGAAAAGCTCAGGACCTACAAGTTCTCGGAAGACCCAAAGTTTATTCCCTCGCCGGTCAATTGGCTGAAGGACCGCCGGTGGGAGGATGATCCTACGGTCACCGCCCCTGCCAAGCAGGAGAAAGACCTCCGCAATATTCCAGACGCCCAGCTATCGAACAACGATTACTGGCGCAAACGAATGCAACTCAGAAACCTCTGAGCCATCCGCGCCCGGCGGTTCCGGGCAAACGCAGAGCATAGGAGAAAATCATGGCTGCGACTTCAACGACTACGGTTACGCTTCCCCCGCTTCAGATCGAAACGGTCAACGTCACGCTTATCGGCGACACGCCCTTGATCGTGCATCGCTGGTCGGAAAAGGCGAAGAAGCAAATGCTTGACAAGCAAATGAAGAAAGCTTCGGCGGGCAAGGAAGCGAAAGACCCCGAGCGCGACTTCCGCGAATCGCTCTATGTTCTCGAAGATGGGAGCTACGGCTTCCCGATCATCGGGTTCAAGGCAGCGGCGGTCACGGCCTGCACCAGCATCGGTTCGATGACCAAGGTTGCAGCGCGACAAGCTTTCCACGTCGATGGCGAGTTTGCGGTGATCGAAGGCGACGAACCACAGATGCGCGAAGACATGGTGCGCGTTGGGATGGGGACCGCCGATATTCGCTATCGCGGCGAGTTTAAGAATTGGTGGACGACGATCTCGGTGAAGTTCAACGCGAACGTTATGTCTGCCGAGCAAATCTTAAACTTGATGCAGACCGCAGGCTTTGCGGTTGGTGTTGGCGAATGGCGACCCGAGAAGGACGGTCAATATGGACGCTTCCATGTTGCATCGGCTGCTGAAATGAAAGCGATTGATGACATTCGTAACAAGCAAAAGAAAGCTGCTTGAGATATACTGAAACTGTGTCGGGGCTTCGGCCCCGGCACAAACAAAGGGGAAATCCATGAGCATGATTTATGAGTGGAAGGCTGACTCGCGTTTTCCGATTGGAGCGCAAATCGCAGCTGAACGCCTGAAAAAAATCAAAGACCAGCATGGCGCAATCACACCTCGTGCGGTTGTCGATGATGCTGAAAATCCTCGGTCGCCTTTGCATCCCTGCTTTGAGTGGGACGATGAAACTGCTGCCGATAACTTTCGGTTGTTTCAGGCTCGCAAGCTGATCGGTGCAATTGTTGTCGCCGAGATTGATGACCAGCCTGTCAATCTTGAGACACGCGCTTTCGTTCACGTCACCAACGATGGTCCTCACTACGAGGCTATCGAAGTTGCGATGGCGCATGAAGGAATGCGGAACGAAGTTCTGGAACGTGCCAAGCGAGAGATCAAACTTTGGCGAGCGCGTTACGCTGGCTACGAAGAGTTCGTTGACATCGTGATGAGCATCGACGCGCTTTGAGTTTCGCGTAGCAAACGAGCTACGCGGTCTCGGCGTGGCTCGGCTAGGCGCGGCAGGCGGGGTTGGTTGTGGAAGGCATGGGAAGGTTCGGTAGGTTGTGTTTTGGCAAGGCAGGCAAGCCAAGGCGCGGTAAGGATGGTTGGGTCAGTTTTGGCGCGGCAGGCGGGGAGAGGCGAGGCGAGGACTGGATTGGTAGTGCGAGGAAGGGTTCGGCAGGCGTGGTCTGATTAGGCGTGGTGAGGCGCGGTGGGTCGGGGAAGGTCTGGCAGGCGGGGTTGGGTGGGTTTGCGTATGGAACGGTGAGTCGGGTTTCGGCACGGCAGGCAAGGCGTGATTGGGTGAGGTTGGGCGCGGTGGGTTGCGGCACGGCAGGCTAGGTCAGGTCTGGCCGGGTTAGGATTGGCGTGGAAGGTTGCGGTCTGGTGTGGCAGGCGAGGTATGGCGAGGTTGGCGAGGATGGGTCTGGTCCGGTCAGGCGGGTTACGGCAGGTCGGGCGAGGCGCGGATCGGCGAGTTACGTTGGGGTGGGTTTCGGCAGGCTAGGTAAGTCAGGTTCAGGCGAGGATTGGTGGGGTATGGCGCGGCAGGCT